AAACTTTCCTATCGATTCCGCGAACTTCGCTGGCACTTCCGCCAGTTTCCCTAGCGACTCGGCGAATTTCGCTGGAATTTCCGCAAACTTTCCTATCGATTCCGCGAACTTCGCTGGCACTTCCGCCAGTTTCCCTAGCGACTCGGCGAATTTCGCCGGAATTTCAGCAAACTTGCCTATTGATTCCGCGAATTTTGCCGGCACTTCCGCCAGCTTCCCTAGCGACTCTGCAAACTTAGCCGGAATCTCCGCAAACTTTCCTATTGACTCCCTCAGAATGTTAAGAGATGCCGCAAAATCTTTGGGGAGCTCCTTGAATATTTTGATTGCTTCCACAATATTTTTGACGCCTTCAGTAAAACTTTTAAAAGCATCTGCAAGCGCCTTCACACCTTCGGAAAACGTCTTGAAGTCGTCAAACTTCCCCTTCTTCGGTTCATTGGCCGCCTCTACCGTGACTGCCACATTGTTGATCGATACAGCTGCTGCAACGACAGTTTTCCCTGCGGTGCCAGCCCTTGGTTGAGCCGCTTGCTGCTTGCTCCCGATACTTTCAAGAGCCTTGGCCACACGCCGGGCATACTGCTCGACTCTGTAAAAAGCTACTATGGTCCGATTCACAGATTCTCTCAATCGATCATGCGAACGGGTTAATCGGTCCAAACTATCCAATGCTGCCATATTCGCCATTCGTTCACCGCCTTCCCGATCTCGACATTTGCGCTCGGGCTTGCTTTTCTTCGGCCTCCAGCTCCATCTCCATACTGGCGAGCAGGAACAGCTGCTCGCCGCGCGGCAGTTGCCAGAACGCTCCGGGGCGCAGATGGTGCCTTACCCAGATCAAGTGGAGCATGCCCGCTAGCCCCCCGGAGTCGATTAGTTTTTTACTTCATCGAACGTCGTGTTAAATCCGCTCAGGTCTAGTACCTCGTCACCGAGGGCGGACAATTCGCCAGCCAGCAGGATGCGCTTGATGACTTCTTCGCCGCTGCTCGCTTCGTATTTCGCCAGCAGCCGGGAGTCTCCCCAGCTAGGGGAGACGGTGGCTGCGGCGATGAGGGCGACGTTGAACTGCTCTTCGTCGAGCCGTTCGGACTTATGACCGCGGCGGTCGGAACGTTCGGTGCATCGTTCACGCAGCATGTACACCTGCTTGCCGGTCAAGCCGCGAAGCTTGATCGGGATGCCGAGACGCGACAGCGTGACGGTTTTCTCCGGAAGCTTGTCGGCGTCGAGCAGTTTTTGCAAAATTTGATCGTCCATTATCGTCTTATTCCTCCCGTATCGATTGTTAGACCGCTTGTACGCGATCATTCAGTGTGTATTCCTCAAACGTGAAGGAAACCTCTTCCTTCACTTCTTCGCCGGCCGTCCAGTTGGCGAGCTGCAGCTTGTCGAGCATGACGTTTTTGAGCGTAATGGTCTCATAGCCGAACGCCTCCGGATCTTCCAGCTTGCTGATCAGTTCGAACTTGTCGAAGCCGCGGGCGATCATGTCGCTCGTCACCTTGAAGCCGCTGATCGTGCCCGTTCCTTTCATCGGACCCTTCTTGTGCCTGACCCAAGGGTCGCCGGCCAAATTCAGTTCCTTCTTCTGGATTTCCACGTTCGCCTCCAGATGATTGAAATTGCTTTGCCAAACGCCACCGATAAAGATTTTTCCATATGTCCCCATAAATACGCGGCTTGCGTCCATTGTTCAGTTCCCCCTTAGTGCACGATAAACGTGCCGAAAATTTGTTCCATCACATCGGTCAAACGGGCTTCCCAGTTCAAATACACTTGATCCGGTTCCGGCGTAAACACGGCGTTAGGCCCGTAGTATTGCGGATTCATGTAGACGTCCCAGCCTTCGGCCTCGATGACGCCGGATTGCGCTAGCGACTGCATGTATTGCTTGGCCGCGCCGATCAAGGCAAGACGGCCTTCGGCTGTGTTGTTCACCTTGCCGATGTAGCTGTTCTCCGCAGAAGCCATGAGATCGGTTTGAATCGCGTCGATTACGCGGAGCGTGCGGATTTTTTTCCAGGAATTGTTCTGGCCTTGCTTAAGGCTCGTAAGCGAGTTGATGCCGCGGAGCGCCTTGACTTTCTTGCCGTCATGGACAAGCAGGAAAACGCCGCCCGCAGCCGCTTGCTCCTGTTCGCCGCGCGTCCAACGGCGAGTAACGTCCGAGAACGGAGTCGGCGCATAAGTTGTAGATTCGCTCAGCTTCTGACCGGCGATAAGACCGGCCACGTAGCCGGAGACTTGCGCCGAGCTGTAGCTTACGCCGTCAAGAATAGCGCCGGTGCCGACATTGACGACCGCTTCGTGATTGAACGCGGCACTGCGCGCCGTTGCAGTACTGACGGCGGAAGCGGAAGTATCGTCTGCGGAAGATCCCCCAAGCACGGCGATAATGGTTTTGCCTTCGGAACGAACTCGATCGATCCAGGAGACGACACTCGTCCGAATCGCCGGATCGGATACGCCGTCAAGCGCGAACAGATTGAACTCCTGCGTCTCGAATGCGGAGAGGGCGGCCGTATAGTCTCCGGCTACGATACTACCGATTCCGGAGTTGCCTCCTGCGAATGAGAAGCCGCTGCCGTCATTCAATTGGCCGTTACCTTCCGCCAGCTTGGTCGCAACGATCCATTTATTAGCCGGATCAAGGTTAATGGCATCGACTGCCGCTTGAACAGTACCCGCAGTAAAGGTGAACGTCTTCAAAAGCGTCGCATCTTCGAGAAGACGGATGTCCTTCTTCGAAGAGTCCACGGGGTTCGTCTGTACCGTTACTTTGAAATGGTTGCCGCGATCTCCGGCATATTTGGCTTCCAGCTTGAGGATATTGACCGGTGTCCCGCCGGAATCCTGAAGCTGGCAAGCCGCCTTGGCCGCATCTGTGCCAGCAATGCGGTAAGCGAGCACTTTCTTGGCACCGCCGAGCAAAGCGAGTCTCAGAGCGGAGTAAGCCGTTGCCCCGAACGATTCGTTGCTCGTATACGTTTCTTCGATCGCAGACAATCCGGTAATCTCGACAAATTGATTGGCCGGTCCCCAGTTCGCCTTTACCGGCATAGCGACGATACCTCGCGCCCCCGGTTGTACCGCCGCAATCGCAGCAGCCTGAAAATTCATGTACATACCCGGCAATACGGGCATTTCGGTTTTGCTCCAAGTTCCTCCAGCCATTATCGTTGCACCTTCCTTTGTTGGAATTGGCGGATCAACCGCTCCATTTCTTCAATCGAATACGTTTCCTTCGCGCTGCCGAACAGTGCGCCCGTCACCACTTCAGGCTTGACGGCGAATAATGTCTCGGCGCCCGCGAGCAGCTCTTCCCGCGTATACTCGGGACGTCCCGAAAGCTCCGCCTTTGCGGGCTGGGACTGCACTTCTTTTTTGACGGCCATGTGGATGAATCCCTCCTTATATTCATAACGACGGTGTATCGGCTAGCCGAATCCGCCATCGTAGTGAACTTGCCCGATCAACGGCCAGTTTGGCACCGTTTTTTGCACAATTTGGCGGAGTGTTGCGGTTAGCTGTCCTTCCGTTAACCCGTCCGTTCCGTAGACTGCGGTGGCCGTACCTGGTACGATATACCGCTTCGCAATAGGATCGATTGGCAGCTTGGTCGTGCTTCCGAGCTTCTCGGCCAAAGTGCCGACCATAGCCAGCCGCTCATCGTCGGTACGCCCGAGGACGTGACCGACAACATTTTTGCCGAGCTCGATTGTGGAGGCGTCCCGATCTGCCGTGGTCACTTGTTCCAATCTCCACAAGACCGCCGGAATCGTGTAATCTTGCGGCCAACGCTGCTGGTACACCTTCCACTCGGAACTGACAATCGTCGCCGTCCAATCGCAGAGTGCCTGGAGACAAACGTCCGACGACAAGTTTTCTTCGGACCCGACAGCGTATACGGAGAATTTCAGGAGTTGAACAAGAGCCTGTAACGTGTCATCAAATCGCTCAGAGGCCGCCATCCCCTCGTATAGGCACGTAAAATCACGGGCGGATGCTCCTCCAGGCAGCTTGATTCCATGAAGCGCTTGAACGGCTTGATCAGCTACTTCGTCCAGTACAGCCGCAGCGCTGGTTTCTCCATAAAGAGCGATTTCGTATGTGCGCTTCATCCCACTCCACGGAGACGCCTCTTGCTGTCCGGCCAGCTTTACCGTCGCGTATGGCTTTACTGTAGCGCTTGACGGCTCATGCAAGTCGTAGCAACGCCCTGCTAGCGCGGACAGTTCGTCCATCAATCTTGCTTTAATTACTGCACGCATGTTCGCTCCACCTCGGTTGTAGCTGCTTCTTCAAAATAACCTCTCGCCTACCTAGGACCCTCTAGATTCGGCCCATCTCGAGGCCATATGCTGTTTGTGTATACCCGCAACTTTGGCCTTCACCCCCTTTCGCGGCTGTTCCCATCCGGAACGGCTTCTTTGATGCACACCGGCAGCATGCAGAACTGCCGGCTGGCCTCCCATCTCCCCCATACGCACGCCACGCACTTGTCTGGCTGCCGGTAAGGGCTATCGTCGTTGAGGTTCTCTTCCCCGGCTTGAGCGGCTGCTTCGGTTTCACTCGCCGTCTGTGCGGCGGGCGGGCATTCGGCTCCCATCATGTTCGTTCCCCCTTCCATTCGGTGTTCCGATTTCCGGGCAACAAAAAGACCGCCTGGGGGGCGGCCGGTTTTCCGGGAATCGGTTGAAACTTATATCACTACTACGAACGCCGATGAATCAGCTTCTCTGTGCTACCAAGGAAGCGGTTCTCGGTCTGTCTCCCGTTGTTTGGCTTGGTGCTAGTTTTCCTTTATGGTGCAGTTCGTTTCATTTCGTGTTCCTGTTTCGAGTATACAACGAGAACATATGTTCGCACAAATTTCGTTGCAATTGTCCTTTCCGTCAAATTTGTCAACCGTTCGTACCGGGCTTACCGCTTAAGATACGCCTTTCCGGCCGTCGCCGAAAATGTCCTCGGCCAGTAATCGCACCAGCTCCAACTTCAGCTCGTGCAGCCGCTGGCGGGATACTCCGATATGCTGGGCGATGCGGTTCATCCGCTGGCCTTCCATTATGCATTCCAGAATTGTCCGCTGACGGTCATCGCACAACCGTTCGGCCGCCGAGTCGATCCGGGTCACTTTCTCCTCCAGCTGCTTCATGCGGTTCCAATACTTCTCGCGCTTCTGCGCCTCCCGGTGAACCGAATCGGCGTGGCCTCCTTTTCCTTTCGGCATGGCGCCGTCCAATCCGTACACGCCGGTAAGTCCCGATCCGGCCTCTTCCAATATTCCGCGCAGCCGTTCGATTTCCCGGACCATCCACGGGTAATCCTTCAGCTCTTCCTCGACCAGTTCCATCTGTTCGGTTCTCACCACGTGCCTGTCCGAATCGCGGACATGGTAAGAGACTCTCGCCTCCTTTACTTCCCACTGCGGACATGCCTCGATTTCTCCGATCGAGCGCTGGTGAACCCGGCAAATGCTCTTCGCGCCCCATAAGCTTCCCGGGCAGCGGCTGCACACCTCGTCGCGATAATATTCCATCTGTTCCACCGTCGTCTTCCTCATCATTTATAGCCCCTTTCGTTATTAGGCTTCCATAGATCGAATAAGAGATATTTGCACCTCTTATTTCGGATAAAATATAAGTTTTTTACAAAATAAGATATGTTTGAGACTCTTATTTGAAGCGAATGAGCTAGAAACGGCTTATTTAGTCTAAAATAAGAGTCTCTTCCAGCGCTTATTTCGCTCGCCTGCACCATTCCACTAATGATAAGAGTCTCAAAAGACCGCTATTTCTCTCCGGCAGTTCCACCCGCTACATTCGATTCCGCGCACGCGACCCAATTCGCATCAGCAAAGCGGAGGAATGGATAGAATACGCTAATCGCGTCCGATTTTCGATTCGTTGTATAGGAACACACGTTCCTATACTTATATTATGTACGCGTTGCGCGTACTTTTCAACCATTATTTTGCAAATGTTTCCTAATATATTGAAAAAATGTTCGCGATGTGCGATTATAAAGAAAAGAGCTGGTAGACAGATTGGCAGAAACGAAATGGAGTGTGGCCCCGATGATCGGTGAAACGATCACGCAGCTGCGTAAACAGAAGCGCTGGTCCCAACAAGTTGTGGCGACCCGTCTCGGCATCGCCAAAAGCACATACGCAGGCTACGAATCGGGGTACCGCGAGCCTTCCCTGGACACGCTCCGGCAGTTGGCCGAGCTGTTCGAGGTCAGCCTGGACCGGCTGGTCGGACAGGAGGAAGCCGAGCAATTCACGCCCGCCCCTAACCGTCCCGCTGCATCAGAACCGGACGACCCGGAGCTCGGCATCTGGTTCAAGGAGCTGCTGGAAGCGCCGGAAGAACGAAGGGAAGAGCTCCGCAAAATATGGGAGATCATTAAAACCCGGGAAGCCGAACGGAAGCCCGGCGACAAGCAAGGAGAGTAA